CACTGATCAGGCTTCATTCTTCTCGCTTCCAATGCAGGTAAGACTTAACATAAACAATAGAATAAGCAATAGCAGCAAATATAAAACCATATTGTTTGGTGGTTACTGCATAATATATCCACATTGCCTCATTAAGAGTAGCCCAGATCCACCCCCATATGCGTTTTCTTCCAATAAAATATATTGCTGCAACGCCACTGGCAGCAAGAACCCATGAGGCATAGTCGTTCATCCATTGTTCCATATATTTAGTATACCTTAAGTTGACAGTTTAGTCAAGTTTTTCTTTGCCCTTGGTTTTTACCCAAGTGCCAATTTTACCAATGCTAACCTTAGATCTTAATATTTCTGCAAATCCTGTTCCTATTTCTGAACCTAGGTATTCTTCTCCAGTTTCAAGGTCAGTCAACTTCCATTTTCCAGGAGATTTAGTATGTATAATTAATTCAATAATATTATATCACATCTTGTGGTACTCTTTAGGTATGGAATTAGAAAAAATAAAAGTTATTAAAAACTTTTTAAGCGTAGAAGATGCTGAAAAAATTATTAAATATATTAATAATAACATTAAAGACTCTGTAGAGTTGGGTGGCGATGGATCCTCTCCTAATTTTGTTGAAACTCCAGGCAGATGGTATAAAAGGCGCATGGGTTTAGATGATGAAATGCCAGGGTACAGACCAGAAAGATCTATAACAAGACTAGAAGATATAGAAGACTTAACTAAAAGAATAATAGAAAAGGCAAAAATAGATATTTCTGAGGCTTTTAAGGACACAGACAAGACATACATAGCCTCATTGTGGCTGGCCAAACATTTAAAAGAAGATTGGTTAAGCCTACATTCTGATGTAGGTCGTGGCTATAACCCTCATTTTTTTTATAGTTCTGTTTTATATTTAAATACAGTAGACACTGGAGGAGAACTGTATTTTCCTACAATGGATCTTTATTTAAAGCCAAATGCTGGAGATCTGGTTGTATTCTTATCCCATGGAGAAGACCTTTGGCATGAAGTAAAGGCTACTGGACAAGAAAGATATACCATTCCAATGTGGTTTACTAAAGATTCTTCAAAAGAAGTTTTATTTAAATAGATGATATAATAATCTTATGACAACCCCACCAAATTATCAAGGTCTTTATAACAATGGAGCGTACTACAGTTTAGGAGACACAGTTCTTACAGACGGTAACCCCTACGGTATAGCAGGATACTATTTCATTCGCACTGGTAACCCAGGTAACCCAGGGTACGCACCAGAAGTAGGCGGAGCACCAAACGGATCTTGGACTCTATACACATTCCCTAAAGGTATTGACGGCGTTGGATCAGTAACTGGTTCTGGCAATATTGCTTAATCTTTAACATCCATACTCTTATCCCAAACAACTAAACACTTCGTGCACTGAATACCTTCTTCACGCATATACCAAGTGTGAGCACATTTAATATCCACCTAAACACTCATTCCTTGTATGATATAAACGAATCTTGGTCATAGTCTTTTTGTTCGGGGCATATAATTCTTCACCACAGCAAGCAGTCTTAAGATACCACTCCTTAGTAAAGAAGTCATAAAGCATACCTTTATAGTTCTTATACTTGTTGGCTACAAAGGTTTGGAATGGATCAGGGATCTCCATGTTGATCATAGTTTGGCTACATACTGAGCAGCCATCTTTAAACCCTTGACCAGCCCATCATGGTAGTCTTGGTTCTTGATTACTTTAGCAGTATCCCAAACACGGTAAGATTCTTTGTTTAATAGTTCGGAGATTTCTTCGTTTGTCATACATCAAGTATATCAAAACCTGCACGGTATGTCAAGTATAATAGAGTAATGACCCTACTATACATACTCTATAGCCCAAGGCATAAGGCTATTAAGATAGGCATATCCGATGTGTCTGGCAGAAGGTTTGCAAAGCATAGAAATAAAGGCTGGATACTGATTAAGTATTGGTCATTTTCCGAACGGGATAGAGCAAGAGCAGTAGAAACTATAGTGTTAAATACACTAAGACAAAAGCATGGACACTTCCTAGATAAGTCTGATATGCCACAGGGAGGCTACACAGAGACTTTTGATGCATCCAAGATAACTCGTAGAGGTTTGATCCGTATGGTTAATAAAGCAGCAAAAGATTTACTGTAATCTTATCTAACAGCACAGGTAAGACATACAAAGGGGTCATCATTAGCCTTTACATAAAGTTGATCACATTTACTACAGGCTATCTTATATGGCTCAGCCTTAGTAAACTTACTGTATGATGACTCTAATTTGTCCATTGAATCATTCTATCACATTGTTCGGCGAAAAAATAGGTTTTAAAGTTCGGCGCAAAATAGAGGTAATAAACCTTCCAATGCCCTACACGGGCACTATCGGTTACAAACCTTCATATGCTTGTATAAACTATCGTGAGCAAAGCCTTTTCTAAAGTCCCACTCTTTCTTGCAAACAGGACATATTATCGTTCTGCTCATCTATCCCAACTTTGCCTTATTCTTATTGGATCTTTCTTTATTGGCCTTAGTCCAAGCCAATTTCTGTTGTTTTTCAAGAGCACGATACTCATCTGAAGGAGGGCACTCATTACACCAGTGATAACTAGTAAAGTAAGGCTCTCCACGCTTATAGGCACAAATTGATGATTTCATATTAATTCCTCTGTTAGTAGTTTCTATGTTTCCAGTTTAGCAGGGTATAGACAAACTTGCCATACCAAGTAGGAGTACAGCGCTTAATGCCATTCTCCCCATAATGATCATACATAAATAGGATTAAGGTGGCTTTGTCCTTTGTTCTTACAAACTTGCCACAGTCAATGCAAGATTCAGATATGTGCTTAGAGAAGGGTTTGTCAAAGTCTACATCGTTTTTCTTCATATCTCAAGGATAGCATAATTTGCGGGGGAAGTCAAGATAGACCCAATTACCCCTAGTAGAACAATACTATGATAGACTATATCAATGAAACCTTTAGATCAGAATTATAGTGATGACCCTAAGACTTGTTCAGGAACCCCATTGGGAGGACATGTTGGTCAATATGGAGAGTTAGGCTTCTCCCCATGCGTAGGATATATTGCTCATCAGAACAACATATTGTGTGAGATTATTACAGAGACAGATGAGATGGTTAGCGTTTTATTTTTAAATAAGGTTTGGAATCAGGCAATCCCAGACTATATAGAAGACCACGATCCTTGTCAATGTGCAACAACATCTTGTCCTTGTGGTGAGTTCATAGCCCATAAAGTATCTGAACCTTGTACTGCCAAACCAGAGTTATCCACAGATTATATATTGGTCAATTAGCCTATTCCGATAGTTATCCACAGGTTTATCCACAGATTAATCTTACTGATTATGTAATTAGACATTCTAGAAGTGGAGTGATGTGGAGGATAGTGGAGTAGTGAGCATCTTTAAGAGGGCATCGTAATCTTTTTGACGGGCCAAACCCCAAACCCCCAAACCTTATATCCCCCTTATACCACACTTGGGGAAAATTGTCAAACCTTCGTAATCTTTATTTGGGCATTATACACCTTGAAACAAGGTTTGTCAAGCCCATTTACTGTGCAAAACCTCATATAAAATTTGCTCAAATTTGCTCAGAAAATAAAGAAAACTTTAATAAAAATATATAAAGGTTTGAAAAAGTTTTATAAATCAGGAAATAATTTATAGTGGTTTGTTATAGTGTATTTACTATAGGGGATTGTGGGTATCATCTTGATCCCCTGGCAAAAACGGCCTGGTACGGGGAAGAAAAATGCTCCATCGTAATCTTATTTTGAAAAGCCCTGGTACGGGGAAAAATTTTGGCCCATCGTAATCTTTTTTTAGAAGAGCGTTAGTTGTGTATAGACGTCGTCCCCACCTGCGGTGTCCTTAACAGGATTATCATTGATCTTTTTGGCGGGGGACATAGGAAAGAATGCCTTAAGAGTTACAACACTATATAACATACCACATAGAGCACCAATGGCTTTATCAAACCCTATAGAGTCATGAGGGGTATCATGTCTATGGGATTTGTTCTGATACATCTGTGAAAAATGATCTCTTGCCATAGTCATATTATACACCTGATATGAAGGTTTGACAAACAAGGTTTGATATGGTATAAGGTTTGGTACGGGGAAAAGAAATCGTCCTTCGTAATCTTATTCTGGGGAAAATAAAGGTTTGATCGTAATCTTATTCTGAAGAAGGTTTTGTACCATATGTCCGATTTGATATAATTTGACGTCCGACGTCCCATAACCCCAGGCTTTTGTCAAGCCCAGGGATCAAGGATAAGATAGTTACTCTTTTGGTTTGTTTTCGTTTTTGTTATAAGCATACGCTAAAATAGAACTGAGGTCTTTGTCTTCTATAGCAGAGTCAACCTCTTCCTCAGTAACAATAATTAAATCTAGAAACATCTTAAATGTTTCATTAATCATTTCTTCACCAAGTGGCGTAAGGTCTTTAATCAAACCTTGTGACACCATATATGCCATTGGACAACCTAAGTCGTTGTAGTCCATAAAAGACTTAAAGTCTGTATCCTCACGGAACTCAATCCATAGTTGACCAATCGTTCCTGTTTTATCTGCGAAGTCCATTTACGGGTCCTTTCATCTCTAACATAAGTTTATCATACTCTTCCATAGATGTCAAACTCAAAACCTCTAATCTGTGATAGTTAATCAAGGGTAGGTTTCTTACTATGTAGTATCCTACTCTTTCTAAGTCTACCGCAAAATCTTGGGTAAGAAGTCTGCCTAACTGTTCTGCCATTCTTGTTTCTTTATTATGGGTTGCCGTTCGTCTGATTGAATAAGCCATAGTTATCTCCTCTATTCCATTGTATCAAAAAGTAAGGGGGAGCGCAAGCCTACGAAAACCTACGCTCCACCCTGTTAGTCTAAGGGACCCACTCCTTAGATCTGCTCAGTTAAAACCTTTGGGCTATGATAATTAATAAAGTCACTCCATTGGTGCTCGCCTGACTCATCCTGAATCCACCAAGCCTGTAGGTCGACAATAACAGGATAATCTAGGAATGCTAGGTCTTCGTGCTTTGCTAAAAATATACCGTGGCCAGTTTCTGAGTCACGAGAGTCTTTAGTTAATTGATCAATGATGATACGCAATGCATATGAAGGGTCCTGCCACCTTGGTTTTGCAGCCTGTAGCGCTGCAGCAAGGTCAGTGTGCCAAGAACTTTCTCCCCAGTGTGAGTACAGTACGATGTACGGTTCATCCAGATTTGCTTTAAAGACATAGTTGATACGGGCTCCCATTATTCTTCTACCTCAAATGTCTGGATAGTTAATTCTTTAATAATCTCTGCAGTCAATTGCTCTTTTGTCCTAGCACTTGATTCGTATCCGAGAACAGTAAGGCCTTGCTTTGTGGGTTCAAAGACAAAGTGTAGATTGTATTTAGCCATTATTTATTTTCCATTTCTATTAGGGTCATTTCTTCAATTGTAGCGCATTGTGGGCACTTTTGCAAGTCTGCCTCGTCAAAGGCATCTCTAATTAGATTATCAGGGTCTTCCATCTCACTGCTGCAGTTAGTGCAGTAATGCCAGTTATGACTGACCAAGACCTGAATGGTCGTGTCAGGTGGGCAGGGCACCTCAGTAATAAAGTATCCTATTCGATTAACAAAGCCCCAGCCATTCCATAGATAGCCAGCACCGTCGTCACCGTCTCCATACATCCAGACATTGGCAGGGGACTGAGACTTAACAAACTCAACCTCATCCCCATAGGTCTCAAACATCTCCCCATCAAAGGAAGCATTTGTATCTATATGATTCTTGATTGGCTTGTACTGCTCACACCACTCATCAAAGGTAAGTTCAACAAAGTTACTCAACTTCTTCCTCCATAGAAACAGTAGAGATATACTCCTTGTCAAAGATAAGTTCATATGCGACTGCTAATCCTTGTAAGAATCCATCAGCCTCAGTGCGTTCCATAGATAGCATAGCGTCTGAGTAGTCACCCTCTTCTTCTGCTTTGACTACTTTTAGAAAGTCTAGACTAGCCTTATCAATTAATTGCTCTAACATTTCTTGTGGTGTCATTGGGTCTCCTCTATATGTTTTCTGTCTATAGATAAATTATAGGTCATAACATAGCAATTTGTCAAGGCCTCAATGTATCCCTGCAAAAATCTGTCAGGGTTATCTTTAATTAGTTCTTCAGTGTCTAGCATTTCTTGTTTAAGATAACCGTGCATTAGATCAATTAGTGGTATGGATGTGTCCTCTAATGACTTAGTTAAATAATCAGGGATGAATGGATACTTATCGCTCATCCATTGACCCCTCTAATACTGATAAGAAATGATAGCAGGCAAGCATTTGCCCAGTAGTAGAAACATCTTCTAACTCTAGTTCCCTGTACTCGTCTGAGTCAAGGTCGTCAATGAATCCCATTTGCTTTTGCATTTCCTCAGAGTCTTGCTGTAATGAGATAAGGTGTATTCTGATGTACTCTTCAAATATTTCTAGATTCATTTTGTGTGCCACTCTCCTAGTTCAGGAACAAATACATTTTCCTCTATATCCCATTGGGCGTCGTCCCAACTAAGTTCATCAGTCATTATCTTGCCAATCTCATCTATGAAGGTTTGCATAACGGCTTCTGCGTGATGTGCATTCTTAGCCTTGATATTGGTAATAGAGATAGCAAGGTCGCACGAATAGTAATCTGCGTATAAGGTTGGGTCTTCCATTGTTTGTGTTTCTAGGGTCATATCTTTCCTTTGTTAGTAGGTATATATTAATTATACGGGTTGGTGTTGATTTTGACAAGTTTTGGTGGTGTGATATAGGTCACATCATCTGATACCGTTGCATCCATAACACCCAGGTTAATTAGATTAGGAGATCCACAAGAGCACCAACCTCTCCATTCCCTAATATTTTGCAGGGTAGTGATCTCCATAAGAGCATCACAATCAGTACATAGATAGTCATACTTAGTCCACATTAGTCAAAATACCCTTCTGCCCATAGGCCATCAAGGAACTCAGTTGCTTTATATAGATTATCGTGTAACCAGGGGTCGTTATTAAAATCAACGGTAGTTATAACAGAATGAATAGCCATAGACATATTATCTAGATCTTCTTTAGTATATCCTAACATTATGCCACCATTCCTGCAATAGTTAACCAAGTTGTACAATAGTTACAGTGCCCCATTTGTAGCGGGGACACAACAGAATGAGTACTATCTATAATAGCCTCAATCTTATCTAATATATCATCTAGTGTCATTATCCTACCTCAATTCCTGCATAGTGGGCAATAGTGTTTAGTGTAGTGTGGATATGGCAGTCGCAAGCCTCTCCACCCATATTTTCCTCAAACTCTAAGTGAGAGTAATTGCTTTCATATATTTCATTGATTAGGTCGTCTATAGTATTCAAGCATATTCCTTTTCGTAGGCTGGGAGTGAGGTTACTACTAATTCTAGCATTTCGTCAGGGTATCTGTCAAGTACCCAATTAAGAGCCTCTCCAGCAGTTTTGAAATCAGATCCAGTAGTACTGGTACCATATCCATTAATGGTTGCTTCCCAGCAGTCAACGCCACCAGGAGAGCAGGAGTAGTTCATTTCATATATTGCAACTTGTTGGGTCATATTTTAATTATAGCCTAGGGGACTGACAAATGGAAGGTTTGGGGAAAATTTTTTGCCTATCGTAAAGAAAATCTGGGAAAAATATTATCCTATCGTAAAGTTATTTTAGCAGAAATGTTATGTGATACAGGTCACACCCGACGTCCGAAATTTTTATACATTGCATTGCATATTTATTTATTTGCGATCCGTACGGGACTTGAACCCGTGACCTCTACCGTGACAGGGTAGCGAACTAACCAACTATTCTAACGGACCTAATGGTGAGCAGTTTTTATTCTTGCTCAGGAATCTTTATTTAGTTTTTTTATTATGCGTTAGTTAATTCACGCACAATTTTTAGTAAGCGATTTTTTTCTGCGGTGATAGCAGGGTCAAATCCGCTTGCGCTTGCGAGAATGGATTCGTTAGAACCACCACGAGCAGAGCGGTGCCAGTCAAGGCGTTCAGTAAGTGCATTAAATGCACCCCACGCATTACCAGCAATCATTCCGTTAAACTCGCCTGTGTAAATGTCGTTAATAACATCTACCTTGTTTTCCCACTTCTTGAAAGCACCCTTAGAATCCTTTTCAGGCTTAGGGTATGCAGCAAGAATGATGTCGTTAAACATCTTAGCAGAAACTTCTTGTTGAATCATAGCGTTAGCCATAACATCAAAAGAATCCATATACTTATGAGCAAGACCAAGAGTCTCACGAGCAACGGCAACCTTACCGCTTGCAGTTTGTGTGTGACGAATCTTGAATGATTGCTTAACGCCACCCTTTTTGCGTGTTGTGTTAAGTGCAAGATTGAGAGTGTTAGCGCACACTACACGAACAGGTGTAATGCTTGCTTGAATAGCGATTGAGCCATCGTGTGATGTGTTGATGAGCAAATAAGTCTTTACCTTATCTGCAACACCATTAGGGTCTAGAATAGTTTCACGCTCTAGTGCTAATGCACCGAATACGACACGACCACCCTTGATTGAACCAGCAGTCTCCCAACGACCACCACCATCTAGAATGTTATCTCCGAATGAAAATAAATCCTCATTCTGCATTGGGTGATAACGCTCACCAACGACACCAAGAATGTCGGTCTGTGTTGTATCGGTAGGATTTGTACGCAAGACATATTGGTAATTCTTGTCGCTTGTGAGATGTGTAGGTGTTTCCAAATCTTCTAGGCGAACATTCCAACCATCAAGATTTGCTAATGAAAGCATTTCAGCAGTTGTCTTTTCCTCGGTAAAGACTGTTCCCAATCCGTGCCAAGCAGGTTCACGGAATGATGCAAATGATGCAACGCCGTTTTGTGTTTCTAGTTCGTGAGCCACGATTTCCTTCTTTCTGTTGTGTTGATATTTCAAGTATAGCAGGACTGACTGACATATGCAAATCGGGATAGTTAGATATGGATAAATCGGACATTGTGGTAAAGATCACCCCTAGCCCACGGCGTGTCGATTTGACAATGACTGGTCGGCGGATATCTATACGGTCAATAGATGACGATAGGTACCCAATGTTATCTGAGTTGTATTGCACGGTATCAAAATCAATATCGTGAATTGCATCCTGTGCAGCCTCTTCAGTGCGAGCATTAACAGTAACAGAATAAAGAACTGTAACTTCAACTTCGAATTCTTTTGTTAATTCAAAGCCCATAATTTCAGCAATTTCTTCTGCTTCTGATTCATTGATAGTTCCTTGCTCAATTGCTTCAAGAGTCCACTCTTGCATTGCTTCAACCATACGATTCTTATCTGCAGAATCTGCATATGAGCGCTGCGTTACTTTTTGGATGTGCTCTTCTAATTGTGCTACACGCAATGTTGTTTTTGCAAGCGAATCACGAAGAAACTCTTCTGTTGCGTTTACTACTTTATTTCCTGTTGTTTGGTCCATTGGGGGCCTCTTTCTGTTTGTTGGTTAATTTAATTATACTACTGGCCACTGACAATTGTCAAGGACCCTTGCGGGGAGCAGTTTTGATACTTACTCAGGTAGTTACACTTCTTGCAGTTGGTGTGAACTGGCTCTATAGTATTTCTGTGATCGCCCTAATCAGCCTGGCGAATTGAGAGAGGCTCTGAGCCCCTTGCCTCAACTATAAAGGGAGTAGGCACCTAGGTTAGTTTGAAAC